CGTAAAACACCGGGTGCTAAAGATAATATGTTTGACAAGCGCCCACATTTAGGACTTCCTTCTTGGTTTAAACGATGATATAATCTTTAGATGGAGGCAGGGCACCACCACATACCCCCTGTCTCCTTTTAAGGATTATATTTATGTTTTTTGGCGGAACTTCATTTGCATCAGCACCTTTTGCGGACCCAGGGTTTAACCCTAATGCATTAGCGATTGTAACAGGAAATCAATTAAACTTTTCAACAGGTTTAGCTGGTGTTGTTGGTAAAGCTAATGTTGATGTTACAGGTAATAGATTAAATTTCACAATTGGTAATATTGTAATAAGAGTTAATCAAACAGCTCTTGCAACAGGAACCGCTTATCAAATTGGTACAGGTAGTGTTATTATTAAAGCTGATGCTAATTTATCAGTAACCGGTAGTGCATTTGAACTTGCATCAGGAACCGTTAATGTAGCTGATGTAGTCGGAGTTACTGGTAATAGATTAAATTTAGATACTGGAGATGTTACTATCGTTGGAGAAGCATTAACTGCTTTAACCGGTAGTAGAATTGATCTTGCAACAGGTACTGTTAATGTTGCTGATGTTGTTGGAGTTACAGGAAATAGAATTAATCAAGATAATGGAGTCGTATCCATTACTGCAGGTGCTGTTGTATTACCAAATGGTACAAAAGTTGAATTTGACACTGGAACTGTAACCGTTACAGGTAAAGCAAATGTTTCAGTTACAGGAGATAGAGTTGATTTAACTATTGGTAATGTTACTACAGAAGCAAACGCAACAGTTGTTGTTACTACTAATAGACAAAATTTATCTACTGGAACAGTTACTATTCAAGCTAAGGCAACTGTTTTACCATTAGGTAGTGAATTAGATATAGCAGTACCAACTACTATTAATGTTAAACAATGGGATGGCATCGTACCAGGTGTTGACCAAACTTGGGTAAGGATACAAACACCGTAATGCTATTTGGAGCTACAACTTTTGCAAATTCACCTTTCGCTGATCCAGGCGGAATAAGTGTACAAGTATTATTAAATGGTCAACAGTTAAATTTTGCTATAGGTAATGTAGTAATTGAGGGTAAATCAATTGTTTTACCAACAGGGGATAGAGTTAATTTAGCAACTGGTAATGTTCAGGTTGTATTAGGCCAAACTGTTCTTGTTACAGGAGAAGAATTAGCACTTGCAACTAACCCTGTTTCTGTGATATCATGGAACCCAATACCACCAGGGGTAAATCAGATTTGGGTCCCAATAGATCCAGACGCATAGGAGAATTATGGCATCAAGTACATCAAACGATTTAAAATTAGAACTAATAACTACAGGTGAAAAGTCAGGAACCTGGGGAACGATTACTAATACCAACTTACAAATTTTAGAACAAGCCTCTTCAGGTTATTTATCACTTGCAGTAGGTGGAGCAGATGTAGCATTATCTTTAGCGACTTATGCAACATCAAATGGTAAAAATTTATATTACAAATTTACAGGAACATTAACAGCTAACAGAACAGTGACTATGCCAGATAGTGCTGAAAGAGTATTTATTGTTGAAGATGCAACAGACAGATCTTCTTCTTTATATACCTTAACTGTTAAAACAGTTTCAGGAACAGGTCTTACTTTACCTATCGGATCAACAACAGTTTTATATTCTGATGGAACAAATATTTCAGGAAAATTACAAACTAAAGGATACACTACACCAGGAGCTACTTACACAACCGTTAATGGAGACCAAGTGTTAGTTGATACTTCAGGTAGTGGTATCGGTGCACCGGTTACAATTAATTTACCAGTATCTCCCTCAATAGGTGATGAAGTTACATTTATAGATAGTGGTAATGCTTTAGCTTCCAACAACTTAACTATTGGTAGAAACAGTTCTAATATTTTAGGGAATGCTTCTGACTTAGTAGTATCTACAAACGGTACTGCTTTTACTTTAGTCTATGTTAATGCAACTAGAGGCTGGGCTTACAAAGATAACCTATAGGAGCATATATTATGGCTCTAATTGAATTTAAAGTCTTACCAGGAATTGATAAGCAGGACACCACGTCTGGTGCAGAAAACAGATGGGTGGATTGTGATAATACAAGATTTAGATATGGCTTACCTGAGAAAGTAGGAGGTTGGTCATCTTTAATTACTGATACTATTGTTGGAGTTGCAAGACGTGAATTTGCCTTTGTTGATTTAGACGGTAATAGATATGTTGCAATTGGAACAGATAAATTTTTACTTATTTACTTTGAGGGTCAACTTTATGACATTACTCCTTTAAAAACTACTTTAACTTCTGCAACAATAGCTACCACAGATGCTTCAGCTATTTGCTCTATTACTACAGGGACCAATCATAACTTAGCTATCGGAGACATTGTTTTATTAGATAGTGTCACTTTACCAGCGGGAACTGGGTATACAGATGCAGACTTTGAAGATAAATTATTTCAAGTAACAAGTATTACATCAGCTACTATATTTACCATTACTCAATCAACTGCAGCTACTGCAACCGTAGGTACGGGTGGAAGTTTAAGTGTTAAACCTTACGAACCAGTGGGTCCTGCAGAACAATCTTATGGTTATGGTTGGGGTATTGATACTTGGGGAAATGGAGCTTGGGGAGAAGCAGCTTCTGCATCAGACGTGAGTCTGGAACCTGGGTTATGGTCTTTAAGTAATTTTGGTCAAGTCTTAGTTGCAACCATTGCAAATGGTAAAACATTCACCTGGAACGCAGGAGACGCTGCAAGATTAATAACACGTGCATCCACTACCACATCAGGATTTGAAACCACTAATAATCCAACTGCAACAAGAGTTAGTTTAGTATCACCTACCACACGTCATTTGATTCACCTTGGAACAGAAACAACTATTGGAGATCCCACTACTCAAGATGATATGTTTATAAGGTTCTCGGACCAAGAAGATATAAATGATTATACACCTACAGCAATCAATTCTGCAGGTACACAAAGACTTCAAGATGGCACTAGAATTATTGGATCTTTAAAAGCCAAAGAAACTATTTTAGTTTGGACAGATAATGCATTATATACGATGAAATTTATTGGTGCACCTTTTACCTTTGGATTTGAACAAGTAGGAACTAACTGTGGATTGATTGGTAAAAATGCAGCTATAGAAATTGATGGTATGGCTTTTTGGATGTCCTCTAATGGTTTCTTTATGTTTGATGGTACAGTTAAATCATTGCCTTGTTCGGTAGAAGATTATGTTTATAATCAAGCTAATACTACTAAAGGTCAGCAAGTATACGCTGGTATTAATAATTTATACACTGAAATTGTTTGGTATTATCCTTCCACTAATTCTGATTACAATGATCAATATGTAGTCTTTAATTATGGTTCTTTAGCAGAGAAAGTTCCTGGAGGTGTTTGGTATATTGGAACAGAAGCTAGGACTTCTTGGATTGATGCAACTGTTTATCCAAAACCTATTGCAACTAAATTTGATGACACCGCTACAGGAACATTTCCAGTGATTGTAGGAGAAGATGGTTTAGGTCAAACTACTTTATTTGAACATGAAGTAGGAACCGATCAAGTTAATCCCGATGGTACCACTACTACTGTTACTTCTTTTGTGAAATCATTTGATTTTGATTTACAAACACAAGGGACCAGTGGTGAAGTATTTTTAGCTATGAGAAGATTTATACCTGACTTTAAAGATTTACAAGGAAATGCAACCGTAACCTTAGCAGTTAAAAGCTATCCTCAACAATCAGACACAGTGACATCTTTGAGCCCCTTTACAATCAATGCTAACACTGATAAAAAAGATACAAGAGCTAGAGGCAGGTTTGTTAATATCAAAATAGAAAATACAGATGTTAGTGAGTCTTGGCGTTTTGGCACACTTAGAATAGATATACAACCTGATGGTAGAAGATAATGGCTAAAGTAGTAATTAGATTACCTGAACCCAAAGAAGAGTATGATGTCTCTAACCAAAAACAAATTAATAGAGCAGTTGCTTTAATTGTAGAACAGTTAAATTCAACTTTTTTAAATGAACTTAAACAAGAGACTGAAAGGTTTACTTGGTTTACGGAGCAAACTAATTAATGGCAAACATATATAAAAACTCTTTTTTTGATTTAGCTACCACAGATAAAACAGATGTTTACACTCCACCATCAAATTCAAGAGCGATTATTAAAACAATACAAGCTAATAATCATGCTGGATCTAACCCTGAATTAGAGGTGTTTGTATGTGATAATTCAGCTGCCACAGAATATGAAATATCTCATAAGGTAATTGCAGCTAAAACATTTGAAAATATGATATCCGGATCTTTAATTTTAGAAGAAAATGATGTATTAAGAGTACAAGCTTCTACCGGAGGAGCAATAGAGGGTTTTGTAAGTATATTGGAAATCAACCGAGAATAAGGAGAAAAATATGGCTTTTAAAGAAGAAGGATCAGTAGCATACACAATGATAAATGGTAAAAAAGTGCCAGTTGTGAAATGTGAAACTGAAGTAGTATTAAGAAATACTAGAACTAATGTAGAATATAACTCTGATGAGGAGGCTGAAAACGATATTGCAGATTCAAGTACTCCTACCATTAGAGAAGAAATTACAAGATCATTGAAGATTAAAGTAGCAGCAATGCCACCTTTAGGTACATCTTCGGACTTGTAAAATAGGAGTTTTTAATATAATTTAAAGGTTTCAGGATAAAAAATACCTGCCTTAATTTTAACTAATATGACAATATCTAGATCGCAAATGAACAGAGAATTATATGGATTAGGAAGTTATTTCCCACCTGAGAATGGTAGAGAGAAATATGGACTGGGTAGTAAATTTAAAAAGTTTGTAAGAAAAGTTATACCTAATGAAGTATCAAAAATAGCTGTTAAAGCTGCACCTTTTGTTGCACCTTTTAACCCGTTGCTTGCAGCAGGTATGGCTGGTATTGGAGGCTTTGATCAAACAGGTAGTATTGGTAAATCATTAAGATCAGGTTTACTTACTTATGGTGGCGGTCAAGCTGCTAGATACTTAGGTGGAGCAGGTTTTCAAAAAGGTTATAATCCTTTTGCTGGTGGTAATTTTGGTTTTAGTTCACCATTAGGAACTGAAACAGGTATTGGTAAAATGTTTGCAAAAACCCCTGAAATTCAAACGGTGAGTGGTGGTGACTTTGGTCAATTTACAGAACCTACCTTTGGTGCAGGAGATGTATTAGGTGGAGAGATGTCAACGATAGGTAATGTACCTTTAGAACAAGCTACGAGTCAAGCTGTTACACAGGCAACCAATACTGTATCTCCTAAATATTCAGATTTATTTGGCAAAGTTTTAAAAGGTGATTTACAACAAAAAACTCAAGCCTTAAAAGATTTAGGTGGTAAGGCCTTAAAAGATATTTACACTAATCCAGTGAGAGATGCTTCTGGAAAAATTATAGATAATCAAGTTGACAAACTTGCAGTAGGTGCAACGATTGCAGGAGCAACCAGTTATTATGAAGCTGCAAAATTAGCAAAAGAAGCAGGTTTAGTAGAAGATGAAGATGCATACACAGAAGAAATGTATAATGCAGACAAATCTAGGTATACAGATTATTACTCAAAAATATTAACACCAGAAGCTTTTGGTTTAAAAGAAGGTGGTATTGTTTCTATTAGAAAAAATAAAGCCTTA